CGTAGTTATCAAACATCATGCCATAGAGTTCATCGGTCTCTTCTTTAGTCATGCTGATATCACGAGGTATATTAATCTCAACAACACGCATTAACTCGCCTTCTGGAAAAGTCTTCATACTGTAGAGAACATCATGCACAGAGCGGTTGCCGGAAGTCCACAGGATTAGCGCCCAAGAAGTATTGTTCATACGTTCAGAGTTTGACTGCGACATCATCCGGTTACGGCCACGACCTTGGGTTGCAACATAGGCTAAGTTACTAATCTCTTCATTAGGCATGTTGGTAATCTCGTCGATGCAGATAGGTAGGTTTTGGACTGTACCCATGCGATGCATTTTAGATTTAAAAGTATCCTGTTCAAGCAACATAGTTTCAGTAGGGTGACCGAAGATGCTATTGACCATCATTTCAATTGTTGTCTTACCAGTACCAGAGCCATCATCCGTTAAATGAATCTGCACTCCTTTTAGGTTAGTAAATTTTAGTAATGGGGTACCAAACCCTGCAAACAAATTAAACGCACGAGCTTCCATATTTGGACGAGCGTACCAATTCGTAATCTTTTTCCAGTTTTCTAATGTACCTTTTCTATTGTAGGCTGGCACTAAATTAATTGTTGCGGAAGACGGAGGGCTATATGTAACTTCTCCAAGCTTGATCTCTCTATCCCCAATAACAAATGACTTCTCCTCAGACCATCCAAATTGGAGGCGAGACTTTTCTGCATTACTCACGTTTTGTAGCTCCTTAACCCATCTTGTTATATATGCCATAATTAAATCCATTTGCTTTCCAAGTGCTGCTACGCCTTTTGCTGCAATAATATCTCGTAGTTTTTCTTTGCTTAATACGCTCGGTAAAGGCACACCAAATTCTCTGATACCGTCTTTAGGTAAATGCAGTTTGAGCCATACCATCTCACCAATCTCAGGATCTTCTAAACGTTTGACGACGTAGAGATCGTTCTCGTAGACAAGAGTGTCTTCCGAATCTTCTTCCGAGTCAGGGTTTGAGACCCCCTTTTTGTAGACTCCACCGTTTTTACCTCGAAAATACGGGAAGGGGTATGTTGGAATCTCAACAGTGACTTCGTGTCCGAGCGTCTCGTGTTTGATAACGACAATATTATCTCCAGCAGTTGCCGCTGCGATCTCGGTGCCCAACTGAATAGGCGTTTTGATTCGTCCTTTGTTAGGGCAGTTTTCGCAGCCGTTTGGATTGTTCTTTTCAAATTCTCCACAGGTGTGGGGTTTCGGGATCCCTGCAGCTTTTTCTTCAGTAAATTGTGGACTGTAGTCGGGGTGTTTAGCTGAAAGACGGTGAATTGCTTCGTCCCCATCGATACAAAATTTAGCGATAGATAAGGCTGATCTCCAGAGTGGTTCCGCAATCTTTGCTTGGTTTTCGTAAATATGACTAAGCTGTGCACATCCTTTTCCTTCCTTACTTTTAATCATAATGGTCGAGAACCTAGATACGTAGTTTCCCAACAGCGCTTGTGTCGCTGCATCCATCGGACGTTTTGTTGTTGGTGCAGACAATAGGAATTCAGGACCTACTTTGTCTTTAAAATCCTCAAATGCATACGGCTCAGAAAACGAGCTAATCTCTACCGAGTATGGCTCATCAGGATTTTTAAAATTTAGTGTGCCGGGTACTCGTAATATCCGTGCAGCATCCGATGTGACCGCTGGGTCAGCATGTAGATTGTTTGCCGCACAGAGCTTCTTTAACCCTTCAGCTACTGGCTTCCATTCGTTGTAATCAATGACTTCGTTTAAAGCCCAGTATGCATGGATACCCCGTCCAGAATTGACGATGATAGGCTTACCAAATCCTAGGTTTTTACAAAAGTCTCTTAGTCCTACTAATGCTTGTGCTTGGTTTGCATAAGGCTTTCCTTCTCCACAATCTAAATCCAACCAAAATGATTTGAACCATTTAGCGTTCTTTGCTGTACGCCCCTCGTCAGTTTCAAATTTAGCGCAACCATAATATGCGTCAAACCCATCACCTACTAAACCATCTACGAGGTTGTCTACTTCGTCTAGCGTCCCTACAAATTGCTGCTTTGGGGTTCCCCTTTTAAGCCCTGTCACACAGTACAGACCGTTGCTGGCCAATACCGTAGAGAGGAAGAGATTCCTTGAGGTCATACGCTCACATTCTAAAAACTACTTGTTATTCAAGGCTTACGCCAACGTTTTTATATATTTTTCTATTGCACCATGAACTACCAAGTGTGGGGTACTGCGCCCACAAAACCACGCATATACTGCCTGCCTTGATACTCCGAAATGCTGTGCTACTTCTATTACAGGTACGTCCGCTCGAATGCATGCAGCGCCAAGTTCGACACCAATCAAATGCTTCGGGGCTTTCCTGTTTGCCTTAACTAAGTTAACGGTATATCCACGCATTATTCTTATAGGGGGCATACGCCCCCCACCTTTCTTATTTAGCCCAGTCATCCAAAATAGCGCTCACATCTTTAGGCGCAGCTGCCTTTTCCTTCTCTCGTTTAACTGGCTCTTTAACTACAGGAGCAGCTTCGATTTCTGGTGCGGGCGTTACTTCTTTTGGAGCAGCTAGTTTAGCGCCATCTAATTCGGCAGCGGTTGCGCCAATAGCACGTTGAGCTTCTTTAGTTTTACCGGCTTCTTGAACTTTAATAATTTCTTCTTCGATTAAAGGACGAGTTGCTTTAAATTGCAGTTTAGGTGAAGAGCTTGCTGTATCAAAACGCATTTCAGTAACCACGTCAGTTACATTCAAGCCATGGCCATTTAAGAACTCAGCATAAGGTTTGATGCCTAGCTTGCCACCCTCTGAACCCCATAAAGAATTTGATGGAAGTGTCAATTGATATATAGCATGGGTTGGGTCATTCTCAAGCAACACTGCAAGACGACGACTGTATTTACAAGCACGGCTATTACCCTGACCAGATCCAGCAATATTCTGCGGGCAATCTAAACAACGAACGGCCTGTGGATTCTCTGCTTTAGCATCAGGAATCTTACCGTCATTTGACCAGCAATCAGGCGCTGAAACAGCTTGGCCTTCTACGAAAGCTTTACCGTAATATGTACGAGAATCATTTCCTGCCGCCGCTGCAATAATAATTGGCATAGCACGATCTTCGTTTTGCGCTACTTCTTTGCCATCCACAATCATACGGAAAACACCCGCTTTAATTGAGATGCGTTTCATGCTGGAGGCAGTAGACTTAGTAGTCTTATTTCCTACCAACGCTCTTGTTGTATCGTCGACTTTACGGTTGCGTAAGTGCTCAGGGATACCGCCTTTAAAAAGTGCTAATTCACTCATTTACTTCTCCTTTTATAATTAAGATGATCTTGTTACTGTTACTGCATACCTACTATCCAGATTTAATCCTGCTGGGTGTATATCTGGGTTCTCTTCAAGAAACTGCTGCATAGCCTTGTTTGAAATTCTTTGGTGCAACAAGTGAAATGCATCATGCTCCTTAATTACTTCGTACAGTGATTGCCAGTCACTAGTCCAATATTGTTTTGCTACTCGGCGGGCTACTCGACCAACGCCGGGGACAGAGATGTTACCACCAGCTTCCTCGCAATGTGTCAAAAGTTCTCCCTGTACTACATCTAGCTGGTCTTCTAAAGCTTTAATTTCTTGCTTGTGTTCTTTCTCTTTTTCTGCTATGGCATCACGAATCTTAATGTAAGCCTTGATTAATTTTTCTGTGGTAAATTGTTCCATGTGGGTTCTTAAACTCCTTTCTTTCTATAGGCTATTGTACGCCTTTGGTTAACAATGTCAAGCTAGTTTAACTAAGTAGTTCCCCGTATAAGTCTGTAATTTTTGTATGTGCATCGACCTTTTCTTGTAACATCCGGTAAATCTTTTTCTCTACTGGGCTCCCCTGCAAGTGAAACACCGTAGTCTTATTCTTTTGCCCTGCCCTATGCACACGAGCATTAGCCTGTAGGTAGGTCTCTACGGACATTACTGGGCTCCAATAGATAATCGTATCGGCTGCATGAAGGGTTACGCCGTGGCTAGCTGCCTGTGGTTGTATGACTAAAATCCTGGGGTTAGAAGTTTCTTGAAATTTCTTGAAAATCTCTGTGCGTTTACTGACAGGTACGCCCCCATGGATTAGGTCTACCGTATAGTGCTTTCTTAAATCTTCAGCAACAATTTCAATAGCATGACGATAAGGGACAAATATCAAGACTTTATGGGACGCTTCATCTATAACTTCTTTTAAAACATTGAGGCGGTTCCCGGCATCAAACTCAATAATCTCCCCAGTATCTGAGTAGACTGCACCCCC